CTAACAATAACGGTCTTGCTCGTTTTAGACTAGTCCCCCCGCAACATTGTGTAGAAAAAAATGGTGTAATACAATATATTAATAAAACATCAGCTTCACATCGCCCATGTTTGACAAAAAACAAAATTCTAAAATACGTGCATGCCAAAAGCAAAATAAAATACGATTTGCCTTTAGGAGCGTGTGGTAATTTGTACCATAAATTCAAAACATGTGAGTAAAACATATAATTTTTATATATTTTATATTTTATAAAAAATTATATATTATATTAAAAATAATTATTAACATAATATATATATGTTTCCAAAATTAAAAAAATTATCTGGTTTTCCAAATACTTTTATAAATCAACTAAAATTAAGAGATAACGAATTACTTTCATATATATCAGATAGAATATATGAAGGTTATGATTTTAAAATAATACAATCTAATTTAGATTCAATTTTAGGAAGTAATTTTAGTTCAAATAAACAACAATTAAAATGGTTTTATAATACTTATATTGATGCTGAAAATATTAATGAATATCAACAAATAATTGCCATAAAATGAAAATTTAATATTTAGTTTAAGTTTTATAATATTTAGTTTAAGTTTTATAATATTTAGTTTAAGTTTTATAATATTTAGTTTAAGTTTTATAATAAATAAATTAACCTATATTAAAGTATGAAAATCGGAATAATAGGTATAGGATGTGTTGGTACAGCTTTACAAAAAGATTTTATTGATAAAAATATAAATATATCAATTTATGATAAATATAAAAATGGGGGAATTAATACAATAAAACATGTTTTAAATTGTGATATAATTTTTGTATGTCTTCCTACCCCCTATGACATTAAATTTAAATCATATGATAAATCTGCTATTATTGAAATTTGTAGTCAGCTAGAAAAACTAAATTATCAAAATTTAGTAGTTTTAAAAAGCACTGTTGAGCCAGAAACAACTGATAATTTACAAAAAAGATTTAATTTCAATATTGTTCATAATCCTGAATTTTTAACAGCATCTACTGCTTATCAAGATTTTAAAAATCAAAAACATATAGTTGTTGGTTATCCAAATTCAAAAAAAAATTCAATATTAGAACCTCTTAAATCTTTTTATAATAAATATTATCCAAATGCTGAAATTAGTATAATGAAAAGTTGTGAATCAGAATTAATGAAGCTTGGAGTAAATACATTTTATTCAGTTAAAATACAATATTTTAATGAAATTTATTTATTGTGTCAAAAATTGAATATATCTTATGATAATGTTAAAAATACAATGCTTAAAAATAATTGGATAAATCCTATGCATACATTAGTTCCAGGAACTGATGGTAAATTATCATATGGAGGCATGTGTTTTCCAAAAGATACTAATGCATTAAATGAATATTTAAAAAAAAAAAATAGTGAAAATGCTATTTTAGATGCTTGTATACAAGAACGAAAAACAGTTCGCAAACAATAATTACATATTATTATAAAGTTAAATATAAATATTTACAAGGTTATTTATATTTAATAAAATATTTTAATAAATAAGGTTATGTCTATTAAAATATTTACTGATTTATATATTGAAACTTGTCCTATTTGTTTAGAATTATTAGGAAAACAAAATAAAACACATACATTAAAATGCAATCATAAATTTCATAAAAAATGTATTTTTAGATATTTTGAGGGAGTAGATTTAGAAAAACATAAATATTATAATAAATATACAAATGTACCAATTGACGGAGTATGTCCAATTTGTAGAAGACAACAATATGATATAATTTATGGTAAAAATACATCTGGATGTTCTATTTTATAAAACAATGAATATATGTTTTATAATTGTTATAAATTAACTGCTAAACAAAAATGGTGTAATAATTAAACTTAATAAATAAAACTTTCTAATTATTTTTGTTTTAAAAATTTTTTATTATAATTAATATCGCGTTTTTCAATATTAGAATAACCAGAAAGCTGACCTGCAAATATATTTTTATAATAAATAAATTTATATTCTGATTGTAATAATTTCCAAATTTGATCACATTTATAAGAACTAAGTAATCTTATGCTTGCATTGTTTAATTTATTATATTTTAAAATTTTTGCACCATATAAAATTTGTTTTAATAATATAGTTATAAATTCCCTTTTTATAATATAACCAGTTGTGGTTCGTGTATCATAAATACGCTTGAAATTATAGTTATCAAAATCCGTTATTATTTCAGATTTTATTCCTAATGGGGTAAATGTTAAAAGATCCCAATCTTTATTTTCTATATTTTTAAAATCTTGTAAAAAACTTTTATAATTTGTATCATTTATAATTTCAAAATCATCTTCAAATATTCCTACATATTTAGAATTTTTAAACATATTTTGTAATTTATTTAAACATTTTACATGAGATAGACTACATCCTAAAGGACCATAATTAGAATATATTGCATCTATTCTTTTAATGGCTTTAAAAAATGGATATTTTTTTTTCAAACATTCAAAACTATTCATTCTATCTGTTCTTGTTTTAAGATTAATATAAAAACCCTCTAATTCCATATAATTATTATATATAATTTTAAATAACAAAATTGTAAAATATTAGAAGAATAATAACTATTATAATATATAATGTATTTAGTTTATATAATAAAATCAAGTACGTGTGATTTGTACTATATCGGGATGACAAATAATTTTTTGAGAAGATGGATGCAACATAATAGTATTCTAAAAGGTGGTGCTAAATTTACAAAAAGAAAGAAAGATTGGTATCCAATTTGTATAATAGATGGATTTCAAAATAAGGTTGAAGCAATGCAATGTGAATGGAAATTCAAAACAAGACGTGGTAAATTTGCTAGATCATTCAAGGGAATAAAAGGTAGATTAAATTATTTAAATTATATATTAAAAAATAATAAATGTTGGACAAGTAATTCTCCGTGTATAAAAGCACAAAATTTAAAAATATATATAGATGACCAATATAAAGATTATATTGATGCTATTACAACTGATGAACTTTATTGGAAATATTAATTATTAAAGATTAATTATATTAACTAAAGTTTGATGTATATATATTGGATATGAAATTCTTAGAATTTTAATTAATTTATACATCTTATATGAATTTCCGATAAATTTATAGTATTTTATTAAAAATCCAATATACATTTTAGGAACACCTTCTCTATCTAAAATATTATCATCTAATTCACATTTACACCAATTATAAATATATTTTATAATAATCATACATAATCCATCTATATCTTTATTTTCGATAAATACTGTTATATTATTATAATATAACTCATATACTGATATATTAACAATATAATCAATCAATTTAAATATAATATATTTGTTAGGATTATTAATAAAAATTTTATATAACTCAAATATTAATTTATTTTTAATTTTATTTTTATATTTTTTATCCAAATTCATTTTATCCAAATTCAAATCTAAATCTAAATTCAAATCTAAATATTTTTGTAATAAATAATTTATATTATTTTTGAATTTTTTATCTAAGTTTTTTATATTTTTTATATTAGAAATATTATTATTTAAATATAATACAAAATTTAATATATTTTTATTATTGATTATTGATATTTTTTCTTTTAAACCTTTACATTTCCAATGAATATTTAAATTTGTAGACAAAATATTTTTGCCCATATTAAGTTGTTTTTTAATATTTCTAATATATACTTTTTCTAAATGACAAGGTAATAAATTAATAATTGTAGAACATGAATCCAAATTACAAATAACTCTATGTCCAGTCAATATATTTAATATATGTCTAATTATGTCGATATCATTAAAAGCCATAGCCATTTGTTTATCTAAATTTGAATATTTTATTTTATTCAAATTTTAATTAAAAATTTGAATAAAATAAAATATTTATCTAAAATGAATAAAATATGCTTGATAAAAAGCAGAAACATGCTATTAGTTTATGTAAAGCTGGGTATAATTTATTTATAACTGGAAATGCAGGAACAGGTAAAAGTTTTATTATTCGACAAATAAAAAAAGAATTTGGGGAAAATTGTATTATAACATCTACTACTGGAATTTCAGCATTAAATATAGATGGTATAACAATTCATAATTGGAGTGGAATATGTCCAGATATAGATTATAATAATAGTGATTTATTTGTAACTAAAATTCAAAATAATTATAAAAAACTAAATAATTATTTATATACACAAATTTTAATTATAGATGAAATATCAATGCTTGATTTAGAAATCTTAGAATTTATAGATAAAGTAGCAAGAATAATTCGAAATATAAATTTACCATTTGGTGGAATACAAGTAGTTTTTGTGGGAGATTTTTATCAATTACCACCTGTTAATTCTGAAACTAAATTTTCATTTGAAAGTAAATTATGGAATAATATAATAGATTATTCAATAATTTTAAAAAAATCATATAGGCAAACGGATCTTGAGCTTGTACATTTTTTAAATAAAATAAGAATTGGAAAAAAAAATAAAGATGTATTGGAAATAGTTTCTAAATGTAATTCGATTGTATGTGGTAAACAATATACACATTTATATTCAAAAAAAAATATTGTTAATACTAAAAATTTAATAGAAATAATTAAATTACCAGGTAAGGAAATAGTAATCAATTCTAAAATTATAAATAAAAAAAAAGAAGATAAAACAAAATATGAATTTCCTAAAAATTCAAAAATATTAGAAAAACTGACTTTAAAAAATAATAGTTTTTTAATGATAACTACTAATTTAGATTTTAAAAATAAATTAGTAAATGGAACTCAGTGTAAATTTGTAGGTTTTGAAAATGATATTGCGATAATAATAACAAATGATGGGAAAAAACATTTCATAAGTAAATATCGATGGGATTTTAAAAATTACTATATTGAACAATATCCATTTACTCTTGCATGGGCAATTACAATTCATAAATCACAAGGAATGGGTATTGAATATTTAAGTGTAGATGTAGGAACAAATATTTTCGAAGATGGTCAAGCATATGTAGCATTATCAAGAGCTAAAACTTTAAAAGGATTACATATTAAGGATTTTGATATTTCATCAATCCGATGTAATAGTAATGTACATAAATTTTATAAAAAAATGCGAAAAATGTCAAAACAATGGTATAAAATAGAAAATAGTTTATATAAAAATAAACTGGATGGTAATAAAAAAAAAAATCTTCCGACAGGTGATATGATAATCGAATATCAAAAAATAAATAATGAAATTAGTATGATTTTAAATAATAATTGTTTAATAACTGATACACATGAGTGTTCATTATGTGATAATAAATTTTGTAGAAATGATTATGTTGTATGGTTTAATGAGTTTATTTGTACTCATTGTATTATTGATAATATGGAATATAAACAACTTGGTAAAAAAGAATTTATTATAAATTATTATGGTAAATATACTAAATCACGAATTGAAAAAGTACTTAAAATTCTTAAATTTAAACCAAATGTTAGCAATAATAGATTTAAAACGAAAACAAAGATATATTTAGTTAAACATTTTGAAAAAGAAATTGTAAAATATCAATCACCTAAAAATACAATTAAAAAACCACTAAATAAAACACGACAATATAGAATGTTAGAAGCATATCAAGAAATAGTTAAAGCTAAATCGTTCAAAGAAATAGGAACAATAATGAATTTATCAGCTATTACTATTCAAAAATATATTATAGATTTAAGCAAAGATAAAAAAAAATATCCTATACCAGATAAAATATTAGTTGATAATGGCATAACATTACAAAATAAAAGTAAAATTAAAAATTTTATTGAAATATATATTAAAAAAAATAAAGATACTCCACGATTAAGACTTATAAAGGATAATATTATTGATATATCTTATTTTGGAATTCAATACATATTAAATACTTAAATACTTAAAAATATTGTAATATTTATATTTAGATATATGCTTCGAAATATTGTACATAAAAATTTAATAATAAATATTTGTAAAAAAAATATTGTGAATCTAAATGAGGATAAATTAGGTTTTGGAAAAATATTTACAAATCATTTATTAGAAATAGACTGGAATTTTAAATCTGGTTGGAATAATCCTAAAATTAAACCATATCAAAAAATTAAATTTAATCCAGCATCGAGTGTTTTTCATTATGGATTTAGTGCATTTGAAGGAATGAAGGCATATCGCGATGATAATAATAGTATTCGTTTATTTAGACCGGATGAAAATATGAAAAGATTTCAAAAATCTGCACGAGAGCTATGTTTTCCAGAATTTGATTCAAATGAATTATTAAAATGTATTGAAAGTCTTATTAAATTAGATAGTTCTTGGGTTCCAACAAAATTTGGTAATTCACTATATATTAGACCCTTTATAATATCAACAGATAACGATTTATCCGTAGTAGCTCCGAATAGTTGTAAAATTATGACTATACTATCACCAGTTGGTAAATATTATAAAAATGATTTAAATGATATTACTCTTTTTTCAGATGAAAAATTCACAAGAGCATGGCCAGGTGGAACAGGAGATTTAAAAATAGGAGGAAATTATGCTCCAACATTGAGAATACAAAATAAAGCTATTAAAAAAAATCATTCTCAAGTTTTATGGTTAAATAATGGTAAAATTAGTGAAGTTGGAACTATGAATATATTTTTTTTAAAAAATATAAAAAATAATTATGAATTAATAACGCCTCGTTTAGATGGTACCATTTTACCAGGTATTACAAGAGACGCTGTAATAAAGATTATACGTTGTAAGTATTCAAATGTTAAAATAATTGAAAGGGACTATTATATGAATGAGCTAATTAATGATATAAATAATGGAAATATTAATGAGATATTTGGAACAGGAACAGCTGCCATAATTTCTCCTATATCAAGTTTTGAATATTATGGAAATATATATTCATCTAACTATAAAGTTGGAGAACTTACTAATAATTTATATAATACTTTAATGAATATCCAATATGGTAAAATAATAGATACTTTTAATTGGTCAAAAATTATATAATATTTTTATAAAAATATAGATAAATTAAGTATAATAGATAAATTAAGTATAATTACTATAATTAAATAAATAATATATGTATAATATATAAATGTATAATAAGATTTATAATCCAAATAATAATAAATATGTATCTATAAATAGTATAAAAGGAAAAAATATATTAAAAAAATATTTAAATCAATTAGGAGGTAAGTTTATTGGGCGAGGTAGTTATAAATGTGTATTTAAACCGCCCATTAAATGTAATGGGGATAGTTTTAGATATGGCGACCATATTCCCGGTAATTCTTCAAATAATTATGTTTCGGCTATAATGCCCAATGATGAAATAGATGATGAAATTAGAGAATTAAATAAAATTATTAGACGTGTAGATCCAGAAGGGAAATTTACCATTGGTGTTGAAAGAAGATGCGAAATAGGTGCCCTAGATCCTGTAACTGAATCTGCTAGTGAATTTAATACCTGTCTTACAAAGGGACCTTTATCTGCATATACATATCCTATAAACAATCATAATGGGGATGATCCAGATGACCTTAACCAATTAATATTTAAATATGGAGGTGAAGATTTATTTGATTTAATAAATAAACATGGTATAACTAAATTAGATGTAAAGAATTTATTAATTGATTTTAATAATATTATATTAGGGGTATGTCAAATGAATCGTCTTGGATTTATACATTCGGATATTAAACCTGCAAATATACTGTATAACAATGATGTTAATAAATTTTTTTTAATTGATTTTGGATTATCATGTGAAATGAAAGATGTTTTATCTAAATCAGTGTATAGAAATAAATATAAATATTGGGGTCCAGATTTGTATATATCATGTAGAAAACCAAAACCTACAATTCGTATGCTTAATAAATATTTAAAAGACAATCAACCCTGTCATACAATAGATGAATATAATCTATTTGAACTATTAGGAAAAAACTTGTCTTCTTATAAATATTTAATTAGTACATTAATATATAAGCATTTACGATTTTATAAAAGCGAACCCATGAAACAAATGTCTTTATTACATAAATTATCAACTTTAACGCCTATTACCGATGTAAATTTGTTTATTAGTGAATCAGTTACAAAATTAGATATATTTTCAATAGGTGTTACTCTTTACGAATTTTACTTTGAAAGTCATCTTATTTATAAACTTAGACACCAAATTCGTATGTCACATTATAAAAATATATTTTTTAAATTAGCTGATATTATATTAGGATGTTTACATCCCAATCCTATTCTCAGAATAGATAATAATATCTTAATGGAATCATATAAAGAAATAATAGACATATTAAAAGCTAGTAAAAAAACTACAGCTGGGAAAAAACCTACAGCTGGGAAAAAACCTACAGCTGGGAAAAAACCTACAGCTGGGAAAAAACCTACAGCTGGGAAAAAACCTACAGCTGGGAAAAAACCTACAACACAAAAAGCAGCGGAAGAAAT